ACTTCTTTTCTTCCTTCTGTATTAGGATTCTTTGAAAAGAAACAAGCCAATAAACAAGAACTACTTATGCTTGAAGCGAAAGCTAAATATGCTTCAGAACTGAGTAAACTAAAATTAAAAGAACTAGATGCAGAAGCAGATATAGAAGAAGTAAAAGGTTTATATAAACATGCTGAGTCATTAGCTCAGGCAAACAAATCTACATTTATATCTGCTTTACAAGCATCAGTGCGACCAGTTATAACTTATGCTTTTTTTAGTATATTTGCATTTGTTAAAATTACTTATGTAATATTAGCTATGCAAGGCGGAGAAGACTTACTGCCTGCTATACTAGCTGCATGGGATGAGGAATCGAAAACCATCTTTGCTGCCATAATTAGCTTCTGGTTTGGGAATCGTTTATTTAAAGCAAGAAGTAAATAGTATGAGTGTACCCATTAAAAGACCTGTAGAGTTTACAAACATGCAAGAAGGGCACAATATGCTTATGCCTTTCGGACCACATATAGTTTATTCAAGATTACCTGAAAAAATTATTAAGTCTTTAAATATGTATGTCGATGCAAAAATACAACAAAAAAAAGATAAAGCGTTAGATCATTCGGAACATCTTGTAGGTAAAGTTACACAAGAGTTTTTAATTGATGGTGATCAAATAAATAGAATGGCTGATTTTTTTAATGGTGCATTCGGTGCATATCATCAATTTTATCTACAAAGACAAAATATGACAATGCATAAAGATGCTAGATTAGGTATTCAATACAATTCTGCTTGGATTGTAAGACAGTTTGCAGGTGAGTTTAATCCTGCACATATCCATACTGAGTGTATGTTATCTTGTGTAGGATATTTAAAAGTACCAGACTTAGAAAAAGAAGATGAAGATGATCCTAAAAAACATTATCCTTGTAATGGTAATATAGAATTGTTTCACGAAAGCTCTAACTATTATCATAATGGTGCTATAAGAATAAGACCTGCTGTAGGAGATTTTATCATATTCCCTTCTTATCTTACGCATACAGTATACCCTTTTAAAAATAATGATGAAGAGAGAAGATCTTTTAGTATGAATATAAGTATAAATGTGGAGAAAAATGATGACACAAAATAAAGTATATCTATTTAATTTAAAAAGTCTAACATCGTATGAACTTACTGTAGAAGAATTTTATGATGCTTTTAATAGCCACGACACTTCATTTTTTGAACAAGTATATGCACACAGTACTAAAAAAGAAAGAGATGATCGTGCTAAATTAGAAATAAAAAGAGAAGAAGAATCATTAAAAAAAATACGTGATATGGCAGGGTATGGTATATAAGGAGAAATAATATGGCTGAAGAAATAAAAATAGTAGAAGTAGAAAAAAAAATATCCTGGTACAATAATGCTGAAGGATTTGATAAGTGGAGAGTGTTTCCACGCATACTTATAACATTATATGGAGTAATGTTTTATAAAACTAGTGCTTGGTTTATGACTTTACCTGACCCAACTAATGCTCAATCAGCTTTTGTATCAGTAATTGTAGGTGCAGGAGCTGCTTGGTTCGGTTTATACGTTGGAAACAAAAAATAAACCTTAAAAAACCCCTAAACCCTCTGTAAGCCTCATAGAAGCCCCCTGAAACAAATTAGTTTTTTTGGGGGCTTATCTATTAGGAATGTACTAAAACCTTCTTAGAACTCATTTATGAGATCTTTTTTTTAAAAAACATGCTAAAATTTTTATATTACTCTTAATATGCATGTTATAAGAGT